TGATTGATGAGTGGCAAATACTTCTTAATGATTTTGGATTTTACTCCACCGTCTTTGAGCAAACTATACGAAAAATCGTAATAGTTGATTGTGTCTTTTTTAGAAGAGAGTTCGTCGTATGTAGTTTTTAAGTTGTCTTTGAAGGATTCTAGCTTCTCATGTTCAGAATTTCGGTTTGCAAGGTTCTCGGTAAGAACTTGAATTTCTTGTTCAAGATTTCGGATTTGTCTACGCAGTCCGTGAATCTTAATATTGTTTTGAGAAATGCCATTCGTTAGTTTTGAGATCTCCTTAGACAGAGTAGTGAATTGACGCTCTCGCTCCTCTTCCTCTTTAATTGCCTCCTCTAGTTCTTTATAACCAGATTGCAACTCCTTTGCTTTAGATTGAGCGTCATTAATTCTATTTATTCTGAAGGTCTCTTCAATAGACTGTGTGCAGGTGGGGCATACCGTATTTTCAGTAAAAAACTTATGTTCTTTAGTAATAGTAGATACTTTTTGAGAGATCTTACCCTTTAAGTTTCCAAGTTTTCGAAGTTTCTCCGCATATCCAACCAACTTATCCTGATCCCTAATATGCTCGCGAAGAGGTTCTTCTAGAGAAGTATTTTCGTTCAGATATTGTTCAATTTCTTCATCAAGATTGAATATTTTTTTCTTATTACCTTCAATACTTTCCTTCCCACGATTCTCAAGTTCTTCAATAAAACTCTGTTGCATCTTGACCTTATCAAGAAGAGACTCTTTTTTCAATTCAAGGACTTTAATATCCTCTTTTGCTTGGCGAATCTTCTCTTTGATCACCATATTCATTGAAGAAAAGATCTTAATATCAAGAAGATCCTCAATCACTTCTCTGCGGTGAGCAGCAGAAAGTTGCATAAAAGGAACGAAAGTGCTAGAACCCAGAATAACAATCTGCGTGAAGGACTTATAATTCATTTTGAGAACATTTTGCTCTAACCACTTTTGTTGGTCCAAAGCAGCAGAAGATTGATCTAGTGCAGTATCATTTCTCCAAATCTCAAAAAGTGCTGGTTTGATTCCCCTTATTACTTTCCATTCGATATTTCCAATAGAAAACTCAACTTCCACTCTACAGTCTTTTTCATTTACAGAGTTGATAAGTTGAGGTTTATTAATCTTACGAAACGGTTTTCCAAACAAAGAAAAAGTTAAAGCATCAAGAACAGTACTTTTTCCCGCTCCATTTGTACCAACAATTAGATTGGTTTTATTTTCTGTGAAATCAACTTCAGTATACTGATTACCAGTACTCAAAAAGTTTTTCCAACGAATTTTTTTAAATAAAATCATGATCAGTGCTTGGAGGAATTACGATGTCATCTGGAGTAATAATTGTATATTGATAACCGTGCAAATCGCAGGTTTTTATCATTACTTCATCTTCAATTTCAATAACGTGCATTTCAGGGTATCCATCTTCTTCTAACATCATAGCATACCTGGTAGCGTCATCTTCTTCCTCAAAGAGATAAAGAATATTTTCTCCTTCATCATCAATTACAGAATAAGCACCTTCAGTTTCTCTACCATTAATTGTTAGAATAAACATTTAAACTAGTTCACATGCCTCTTGATATATTTCTTGCATCATCTTTTGGATGATGGATTTATCAAGATTAATTTCTGCCTCCTCAATATATCTATTCAAGATAGAAATAGTGTCCTCACTTTCAAATGCTTCAAACTCATGAGGTTCCCGAATATCAAAGTTTTCAATGATCTTTAATTCCGCAATATTTGAAGAATAAAGTTTATCAATAAACTTTTCAAACTTTTTAGTATCTGTCTTTTTGCGAACAACAACTTTCACAATCTTATTTTCATACTCGCGAGTATCAAAAGTTTGATAATTAGTGTCCTCATAGTAAATGTTATAGAACATTTTATAAGGATTATTTACATGCTCATGAGTTATTGTTTCAGTGTCGAAAATAGCAAAACCACGAGTATCACCAACATCAGTCCAATAAATCTCATAGGGGTTTCCTAGGTAGAAGACTGTTCCATCATTTGATCTAGTGTGATAGTGTCCCGAGTAGACCCTAGAGAACTTACCAAATAGTTTGCTCTCCAAACCATGCTCCATGACGATTTGTTTATTAACTCTAAATCCTTGGAGTTCAAGGTGCCCCATCGCACACGGGCAAGTTGTATTTTGAATAAGTTTGAGAGTGCGTTCTTCATTTTCTTGATTGATCCAAGGTATAAACAGTGTCCGAAGTTTACCCAACATTACTTCAGTTGGCTCTGAATATACTGTCACATTATCATACTCACGCAGAAGCAAATCAACTGCGTTTACATTATTAGTATTCTTATAATAAGCAGTATGGTTTCCTACAATAGTATGGACTTTTACACCCATTTCTTGAAGACGGTCATAGTAATTATTTTTAGCCCACGATAATGCAGAGAAATCAATTCCTTTACGACTATCAAAAGTATCTCCCATATCTACAACAGTAGTAATCCCTTGCTCTTCGAGTGTAGGGAAAAACATGTTGTTATAAAACTTTAGAAAATAGTCATGAAAGAGTTTGGAATTCTTTCGTGCTCCAAAGTGCTGGTCAGTAATAATTGCTACTTTCATTCAATATCGCAGTTTGCTGTGAACTCCGTCCTTGATAGAATTATAGTCGGAATAGTTCCCGCCGTCAATAGTGTTGTCGTCGGTGAAGACTTCCGAGTAACCAGAACGTTCAAGGATTTTGTTTTTGATTTCTAATTGACGCTTCTCTCTTTGAATACGACGAAGGAATGCATAGTGAATGATTTGAGTAAAATATGCAAAAGGATTTTGGGACTTCTCTGGATTGAAGTTATGAATGTACTGTACACAGTTTTCAATACCATCAGAAATCATATCTTCCTTAAACATATAGTTCACGAAGTTTGGTTTGAACGACAAGTGATTTGCAATCTTAAGGAAGCACTCTCCAATGTAGCGAGGAATAGGAGGTTTTGGTTTTCCTTGAATCAATGCAATCTCTTTATCTTCACGATACTTAATCAGTGCAGCAAGAAACTCTTTGTTGTTGACGTAATGCTCTGACCTCTTTCTCTTGGTCATAACTGCTGTGGTTATCATTAGGTTAACTCATAATATGTATAAATTATAGCACTTATACAAATGCTTGACAAGGTGTTTAAAACTCTGTAGAATACCTTTGTTGGGTTTGAAGATCAGGGTTTAGCTATTCTTAAAGAGTTTTTCAAGTATCTCTTTAGCATCGTTGACATTCGCAATGTAACCCATCCTTCTGTTTATCTTTGAATGGTTAGAACCATTCTTATTGGATTGACGTACAAATGATTGATACATCATAATCATTTCAATGTCAGAAGATTCAGACAAAGTGAGAACATCTTCTAGATTGATAATAAACATATCTTCTTTGGTTGTTTTCAACCAAGGTTCTAGTTTATATCCAACTACTCCTGTTCTACCTTTAATTTCATTGACCGTAATTGGATTTGATACAATCAACAGTGTTCTGTCTTCCTCTTCAGAAGCCGCTACTTTGGCAAATATTTCTTCACCAGATTTTAATTTAACTGTTGCATAAAAATCTTCTTCAATCATTTTTTTAGTTGTACGGTGATTATTTCATAGTTAAAATTTTCTTCATTGTAGATTTTAATTCTTTCAATTAAATGATTTAAAGTATAATTTTTTCTTGAGTTATAAGTACAGTCATCTGAAATATCATAAAGAACTGCTTTTACTTTATTTTTTCCTTTTCTAAGAACTCGTCCAATTGATTGCAGATTTCTAATGCGCGATTTACTGGGTGATGCAAAGATAACATTATGGAGGTTTTTAATGTTGATACCAGTAGAAAAAGTTCCATAGGAAGCAACAATGATTGCGTTATTTTCCCTTTCAGTTATTTCTCTAACCAATTCTCTCTCTTCAGTATCAACTCCACCATGAATAAAGAATACTTTACGATCACCTCGCTTGGTATTATTTATCTTTTCATATAAAACTGCTCCGTGTGCCTCTACACGCGAAAATAGGACAAGAGTGTTTCCTTTCAAATCAAGGGCAAGATTTGTTATGAATTTATTTCTCTGTTCGTGAGATATCAAATACTGAATCTCATCCTCATAAGTTTCAAACTTTTTGGAGTTGTGCTTAAGAACAAGACAACGAATATCTAATTGCGAAATGTGTCCTTGCTCCATTAACTCATAAGTTCTGGTGACCTTATATGATGGTCCAAATAATCCTTCCAAAACCCATTTGTGAGTTTGAGTTCCATCTAAAGTTCCAGTAAAACCAAAGCGATACTTGGCATGATGAAGTTTGGACATAATATCAACAAGGGATTTGCTCTTAAATAGGTGAGCTTCATCTCCTATAACTACTCCATACCCCTCAAAGAATGAACGTTCGAGTTTATATACAGATTGCCAAGTTGTAATCGTTACCGAATGTTCATTTGTTTTTTCTCTACCCGAATAGATACGGTGACAATATGAACCAGCATCCCATCCATAGTCTTCAAAATCCTTGTACATCTGCTCTACAAGAGATGTCGTTGGAACAACTAGAAGGATTTTTTGTCCTTTATCTACGTAATACCTTACAAGGGAGTAAATCATTAAGGATTTACCTGAGGCTGTGGGTGATATCAATAATTTTCTATTATGTCTTAGAGCGTCGTATACTCCTTCCACTTGATATTCTCGCGGAGAATGAGAACAAATAGACTGCATATAATCTTTGACGCCCTCAAATGATATGCCTTCGTTTACTTCAAATGGCATACCATAGAATTTATTTTCTTTAAACTCATACTTGTAATTGTGGATAGTCAGTTTGTCAATGACTTTATCCAACAACCCAGCATAAATCTCCCCAGTATGAGTACTTAGCAGTCGAATCTTGCCGTCCCAGTGTCTGCTTCTATACTGGGACATAAATTTTGCAGATTCAACCTCAAATGTAAAATATGGTTGAAGTTCATATAAAATATGAGGTTCACAATGTAGTTTAATGTAAACCTCATTCTTTTTTTCAATAACTACATCACTCATAGCATTATGCTTGCTATGAGTATTTATTTACCCCAGACCAGCGTTAAATCTCATAAACTCGATAGCATTTTTGATTTGATACGTTCTGTTCTGAATCATTTTTAGAATGCTCTCAATATAAGTAAGCATTGTGTCGTAGTAATCAATCTTAAGACAAACTGTTGAAAGTTTTTCGTCAGCATCAAGATATTTTTGCATTGTATCTTTATCACGAATCTTTTTGGGGAAAGGATTCTCTACATATACTTCTGGGTCTGATTTACCAGAATAATACTCATACCTTTCGTGTCTAATATTTCTTTTCTGTTGTTCTGCTTTTTTTCTTAACAAAAAAATAGTATTATATAAATCAAAATACTTTGCGTGAAGAACTGGAATGTTTGTGGATTCTGTATGGAGGTTGTCCATATCAATCTTAGAATCTTGTTCCCACATCTTCTGAATCATATCTAAGTCAAAACTCATAAAGGATTACCGTCCAAATTTGTGATGTTAAACATAGTATACTTGAAATTGACCTCTGCCGTAAAGTACTGAATGTCAGTATTCGTTGCGTCAAATTCTAAAGTTGTCAAACTATATGGAAACATATCTCTAAACTTAATTTTAAAGTTTGGTTTAAAGTTACTGTTGTAAACAGTTAAAGTTCCATCAGAATATAGATTGAGTTGAGTTTTATTTGGTTGATTTAAATTTGGATTATCTTTTTGTAAGTTATAGATTTCATTCAAACTTTCTGGAAATCCAATTCCTCTCATCCACTTTGAAACTTCATTATAGTTTGCTAAATCTTCATCAACCAAAAACCTAAGATTAAAGTCATCGAAATCTAACTTCTCTCCCGGTTGTGGGATGTCTCTCAGATAATTGCTTTGATTTGCTATACCAAGTGTTATTCCAGGTATATTTGCCGAATTAGAGAAGAATGCAACCTCTGGTGCTCTATTTAAAATAAACTTAAATCCTGTTGGGGATAAAAAGTTTCTATTTGTAATTTGGTTCTTATAAGCGTTTGTTGCCATTTTTTTAAATATTTAGATAAAAAAAGAGGGTCCGAAGACCCTCCAAAAAGAATGTGAGATGACTCACATAAGGTTCTTAACAGCAACACGTCTGTAGTAACGGTTCTGGTTGGTCTGTAAGCGACCGAGACCCTGATTGGTGCCCTCAGCGAATGGGTTTGCAACCATTCCGTAACGGGTCTTAAAGCCAATCTTAGGCTGGAAGCTGTTCTCACCAACGGCACGAACCATTTGGAGAGGAACATAAGGACAATAGAAGAGTCCAGCGTCATAAGGTGAAGAACCCTTA